ATGTATGGCGTAGGAACGGGAGCGATTACTCTACCAACGGGAGCGCCCGCAAACTACTTTGGATGGATAGGCCCACAGAGTGGAACCCCTGCCTACTTTCTGGCAGGACCTGTGTCTTCACCAACCAGCGCGGGTACAGGCGAGTTTTTAGTTTGCCCTAATCCAGCAACGGTCAACAACGTAAATCAAAGTCAATGCGTTTGGCTGGATGCGGCAAATCTAGCCCTGCTCAACGCCTCTAATACTTTCAGCGGCACCGAGCAAAACATCGCATCCACTGCCGGATGCTGGGCCATCAACAATGACACGTTTCTGAGCCGCAACGCTGCGGGCGTTATGCAGGTGGGAACGACTTGCAATACCAGCAGTGGAACGCTGGTCGTCAATGATGCCACGGTCACATTCAAGTTTTCCGATGTAATGATTCAGAAGCAGGGGAGCATCTTCTCTACTTCTGGTGGATGCACAGAATCAGCGCTGACTGGAGGCTCAACGGGCGGCCATATCACCATCGGCCAGAACACGGCCTGCTCAACAGTAGTGACATTTGGCACAGGCGCATCAGCGACTCATGGCTGGGTCTGCAATGCCGTAGACGCAACGACGAATGATGCAGTGCGGATTGTGCCTACCAGCACGACAACCGTAACCATCAGCGGCACATTTGCCACAAACGATGTGGTCTGGTTTAACTGCGATGCGGTATAAACTTTTTGCGTTTCTCTTGATGACCGCTACTGCTTTCGGGCAGGTGACGGCTGACTTCGGCAATCGTGTGGGCGGCACGGTCATTCCGCAGACATTTCTGGGAACCAATGTAGGCAGCATCTCAAGCGCTTCGCCTCTGGTAATCCTTCCCGCAGCGGGATTGAATTATGCGCGGCTGTTTGTGAGCATCGCGCAGGACTGCACAGGATCAAGCGGCAACCCTGCTACAGACTGTTCATGGTCGATTCCGAATGCTCAGCTTACACTGCTCGCTGCGGCGAAACTGAAAGTCCTTATCAATATCGAGTTTTCGAATACGCTGCTTGGCGCTGCTCCCTGCTCGCCACCGAACAACAATTCAACATGGGCAGGCTATGTGAATGCCTTTTTGTCGCAGGCAGCCGCGAATTTTCCCGGTACGGTCTATGCAGTTGAACTCTGGAATGAGCCGGACAATGGAACATCGAACTGGTGCCCGGGCGCTGGCACAAACCTCAGCACATACGAGTCCTTTATTGGCTCTGCTGGCCCTGCTGTAGCGACGGCGAATCCATCCCTGCTGGTAGGCGGTCCGGCTCTCTGCTGCCCCGGGCCAAACGCTGCAACATGGATACCGGGCGTTATCGGCGCATGGCCCGGCATTCAGTTTGTATCATGGCACCTTTATCTGGGAGCTCAGACATCATGGGCGAATTACTTGTCTGCGATGCAGTCAACAACGGCAGGCATCGGATTCTATGACAAGACGATAGACGGCCTGATTACCGGCGCTGGCTCCGCTGCGCCATCATGGCTCACTGAGTTCAACAACAACCCGAACTTTGCTTTGGATTGTTGCCGCAATGATCCCACTTTCGGCCCATTGTGGAATGCGCTTGCGCTGGTCGATCACCTGAATGCTATTGCAACATCCGGCTCAGCACGACTGAATCAGGCGAATCTCTACTTCACCGATCAGGGCACAAATAGCTGCTATAACTCAGGCTGCTTCTGCATCGCTGGGCAGTGGGATGGAGCGATGGACTGTCAGACGCCTCCATCCGGCACAGCATTTCAGCTATACCCGCAGTTCAATGCATACCGGCTCTTTGGAGCGCCTGAGTATCTGAATCTTGCGACAGGTGGTAATCTCGCAGCGTCATGGTCGCCGGGAAGCACACTCGCAAGCCTGAGCGCTGCGGCTTTTTACACGGCTAAGTCTGATGCAGTTGTAATCGTCAATCCAACTGCCAGTCCCGTGGCAACTGGGCTGATTACTTTCAACAACGCAGGCATATCCAACGCTGTGGGAACGATGTACACGCTGAACGGAGCAAATACGTTCATTGTGCCGGGCACCATTGCGTTAACAGTGATTTCAGGCGGCTACACGACGCCGAGTATCACGATTCCGGCAAATACGACCATCGCACTGACACTCTCATCTCCAAACGCGAATCGCGGAGCAAGAGGATGAGGTTTCCCTGGGTTAGTCGCGAGCGCTACGAAGAATTGAAGGAAAGGCTGGAAAAGGTAGAAGCGCAAAGAGACTCACTGTTAGGTCTCACGCCAAAGCAGGTAACTCAGTCGATAGTGGTTGATGAAAACACTGATTTGTCGCAGGTTCAACCAATTCCTAACAAGCCAACGCTGGCCATGATTACGGCAGCCGCCAACAAAGAAGCGAAGAAACGCGCCCTCGATCCGAATGGAAAGCCAATTCCGGTAGAACTGGCTGAGGCGGGATTAAAGGGACGCATCGATGCCGCGCAACTGCGCAAAGTAGCAAATGAACACTAACCTCCTCGAATTCAATCCGAACGCACAAGCAAAACCAACAGAGCAGTTCCAGCATAGTTCGGAGAATCCGAGCGATCTGGATAAGTCGCAGCTCGTGCGCGAATCCGGGCTGACCAATGATGAAGAGCAGATTGTTGTTGCGCAGATCATCCATGCCTATCGGACACAATGGGCAACTGACCGCATCATGCGCATGCCGAACTGGTTGAAGAATGCCGAGTTCGACAAAGGGCGCCAGGTGCTTGGATGGGACCCGATAACTAGAACCTACTTCGATGCGGTCGCTTGGTACAGGCAGAACAATCAGGAAACGGACTATTCCTACCTCGAAAAGTATGTAAACAACATTACGCAGATGATGCGGCGCAACTTCTGCTCTGCCGTAGCCAGCGCCGTGCCGCCAGTGGTCATCACTCCGCAGAATGCCGAGAACCTGGCCGACATGACCACGGCCAAAGCCTCGCAGGAGGCGGTCAGCATCATCGAAGAGGCGAACGACATTAAGGGCATGTTGGGCCTTGAGGCTCAGTACCTGTACCTATATGGCGTGTATTTCAAGTGGACGCGATTCGTCATTGATGGTTCATGGGTGGGGTATAAGGATGAGCCGGAGTTCGGCGATATCAATGTGCAGTTGTCTGGAGACCATTTCCACTGCCTTTCATGCGGAGCCGACACCGATGCCTCGCAGGTGGATATCAACAATCCAGATAACATGCGCTGCCAGAATTGCAGTTCACAACTCAGGCCGCAGGACTTCTATCCAGGTGAGTTGGACACTGCGACGGCGGTTACAGGCACGAAAGAGCGCGCCAACGGATTGCCGAAATGGTCGGTATTTTCGCCGCTGCAAGTAGATACCGACCCAACAGCGGACTGCATCCGCGAGACACCATTACTGGCTCTTGAGATGGAAGTGGACACCGCGCAACTCAGGGCAAACTTCCCGAAACGCGCTCAGGAGATCCGTGAAGGCACAGAGAGCGCAACAAATGACAATGCAACATATGAGCGCCTGGTAAGAACTCTGGTCTACTCGGCAAATTACACCATCACTGCTGACATCTTCACGCAACGCGCCACTTATACGCAGGTCTGGATTCAGCCTGATTCATACTACCGGCTGGCCGACAACGACCCGCTCATGAAGAAGTTGCAAAAGCTCTATCCGAAAGGAAGCAAGTGGTCATTGTGTGGGAATCTGGTGCTCGATGTTAGGGCATCAGTACTTGAAAAGGAATGGTCAGCCTGCAAACTGCATAAGGGATACGGTCTCTATCCGCCCAGTGTGGCCGACAACGTGGTTCCATTCAATGAGCGCTACAACAACATCTCTAACATTCTCGATGACTACATGGAGCGTTGTGCGACGGGCATCACGCTGGCTGATCCGAACCGCATCGATATCCGTCAACTCTCCGGCAAGCCGCTGACTGGCGGGGTGCTGAATCCGACGCCGACGAAGGGCGCAGGCATTGAACAGCCGCTTGGAAATGCCATCTTCCATTTCGAATTCAAGCTAGACCCAGGCCTCTTCAGCTACCTTGACCGCCTGTTCAATTACTGTCAGTTGATTGCTGGTGTACCACCGCAGGTCGGCGGGATTGGAACGCAGGCGGGAGTCGAAACGGCCAAAGGTCAGAAACAAATGCTAGACCAGGCTATGGGAGCGCTGGGTGATATCTACGGATTTATCAAAGTCGAGCACGCGGAGGCTGGACAGAATGCAATCGAGTGCCTGCAGAAGAACATGCAGTACACAGGCAGCCTATGGAGCGTGATTGAGGAGAATGGGTCTGAATTTCGCAACAACTACGTCCATCTTGATGAAATGCAGGGCCGCATCCGTGTAAAGGCGAATACGGATGAAGGTTTGCCTATGACTCCGACGCAGAAACGCCAGTGGGTTGAAAATATGATGGAAATGGCGAAAGACAACCCGGTTATCCAAGCATGGTTCGATATTCCCAGCAATCAAGAGATGGCTGCAGAGATTGTCGGTATGCCGGGCTCAGTGACTCCAGGCTCTGCGCAGCGCTCAAAGACGCTGCAGGATATTCGCAAGCTCCTCCAGTCCGGGCCACTTCCGGCAGTTGGGCCGAATGGTCAGCCACAGATTGATGACGATGGCACGGCGAAGATGATGCCATCGCTCGCGCCAAATAAGTGGGTTGAAGATTACAACATGCTACTCGATACGGTGCGGCAATTCTGCGCTGAAAATTGCGATGTTAAAGACTCGAATCCTGATGGCTGGTCCAATGTGGTTGCTTATTACCGGCTGGCCATGCAGTACCAGTCAGAAGTGCAGGGCGTGATGAATAAATTGCAGGCCGATGCGCAGCGCGCAGCCCAGCCGCCCAGCAAAGACTCAGACCCGACAATTCAGGCGATGGAAGCGCGCCTTCTACAACAGGCAGCGGATGCCGTGGACAACCTGCATGAGCTATCGCATGTGCCGCCAGCGCTAACAAAGAACATGATCAACGGGCAGGTGAGTGCCTCAAAAGAACTGGTCGATACGGTTACGAAAGTAGTCACGAAATAGGAGATCAAAGCAATGAAAAAGTTCAACGACCCAGTAACATATGTAAGGAATGGCGAAGAACTGCCAGCCATTGTGCTGAAATCATCGCTGGATGGTGATCAGGAGTTGCTGGCGCTGCTCTATGCCGATCCCGACGCCGGTCCGCAGCTTGTGATGCAGGGCGCTGTCAATAAGACCGGCGCATATGCTTTCGCCGTAAAGCCATTTAGGGAAGGCGCGGCATACGGCTGGAAAGAATTAGTTGGCTCAGAGGCAGATATTGAAAATCTGCAGACTGCCGCAGTGGTCAATCATGCAGCGCTCGAAAAGAAAATTGCAGACCTCGAAACAGCGCTCAAGGCGAATGAAGATACTCAGGCGCAGCTTGCTGATCAGGTCAAGGCGTTGAGCGATGAAAACGCAGCGCTGAAAGCACAGCAGCAATAACAATAAACATTTTTGAATATCGAACAGGTCAGCCATAGCGCTGGCCATTTTTATTGGAGAAAATATGCCAGACGTAGCAACCCCGACAGCACCCGCAGCTGCTGCTGCTCCGAGTCCCGCACCAACCCCCGCACCGTCACCCACCCCAGCGGCAGCGCCTGCTCAGGCGGCAAGCGCTGCCCCCGCCACCCCGAGTACGCCAAGCGGGCCGCAACCGCCGGCAGCGCTGAATTCGGGTGACTACGCAAACGCCTCTGATTACTACATGGCGGAGGTTGCCTACAATCGGGAACTGGCGGAATTCAAGCAGGCGAATCCGGACTACAAGTTCGAGGAGCCAAATGCTGCCGAGCCGAGCCCTGATGCTCCGAAGGTAGATGACAAACCAGCCGAGCAGCCTGCGGAGCAAAAGACCGAAGAGCAGGAGCCAGAGGCTGCCACCGAAGATGATCCGTTTTCGCTTGAGGAGCCGCAAGCGCTGACGCCGCAGGCCCTGAACGACATCATCAACAGTGATCAGGCACTAAAAACTGCACTCGATGCCAATCCAGCCGCCAAAAACCAGCTTTTCAAGATGGCGCGCGAACATGCGGAACTGTCGCAGTTCAAAGGCATCTTCCCTACTGCTGAATCAGCCAAATTTGCGCAGCAGACAGCAGGCCGCACCATACAATTGCGCACCAAGTTTCAGATGGCCGACACGCCGGAAGGAATGGCATCAGCATTCGACGACTTCATGCAGGAGTTCGCCGTTATGGGGCCGGATGGGAAGCAGGTTGTGGATGAGCGCGGGCAACCTGTTTATGGAGACGATCTTTATTTGCTGGGCGAGCACATCGTTGACCGCTATGCCAACAACACGCTGGCCGATGTCGAAGCACGGCTGCAGGCGAACCAATATAAATCGGATGCCGAGCGCGAGCGTGATAACGATCTGCGCCTGGCACTCAAGATTCTGCAGGATGACCTGCATCCATCTGAAGATGCTGGCGCTCCAGACCTGTCCAGCATTGCTGATGAAAAAGTCAGGGCTGACCTGCAAAAGCGCTACGACGAAGTTAAGCAACGCGAAGATGCGCTAAAAGCGCAGAATGGCCAGCAATCGAAACAGCAGCGCGAGGCTGCCAGAAAAGAAGGCAATCAGAAGTTCATGGCTGAGACGGTCAAGCGCACATTCGATCAAGTAGGCCAGACCATCGAAGCGCTGCGCAAGGCTGGAGCCGTCATTCCTGACTGGATGCTGAAGACAACCATTCCAGGAACGAACCAGCCAGCCTTTTATGCGGAGGTGGGCAAGGAAATCGACAAGCTCATCAAGGGCGATTCCTATACCTACAACCAATTCCTGCAACTCGAACTGTTGCCGCCAACGCCGGAGAACATTCAACAGCGCGTAGCTGCTTATGACGGGCTTCTGCAGCGCGATGGGAACCTGCGCAAGATCGTGACACGCATTGTACGGGCCTACGGAAAAGAGATGCAGGCAAGGGCCAACACGCCTGCGCCCCCAACAACTGCGCAGCCAGAAGTAAGAGGAGGCAGTGCGCCGCAACCGAAGATTATGACGGCGGATGATGCCTACCGCATGGCCGAACAGCAGTTGGCCAAAGAGGTAAAGGGCTGGAACAATATGAGCCCTGCCGAAAGAATGTCATACACGATGACGCGGCAGAGCCAGTTGATGTCGCAGTCTCGCCGCTAAGTTTCTTAAAGGCCCCGAAGATCTTTGCCGCACCCATCAGCGTAATCGGCGCTCGCTGACGCCGCAGGAGTATGCGCAAAGAGCACTCTTCACAGCCAATGAAGCCGTGCATGGCATATGGCCACGCGCGTAACCAGACACCGAATCCACACAAAGGAGAATCACTGTGCCCGCACCAAATTTTGCGACCGCATCAGCGGATTCGGTCATCATGCTTCAGACCTGGGTGCCGCCCAAAGATGTCATTGAGAACTCGGAATCCGAGTTGGACCGGCGCTTCAGCGACATGGGACCGCAAACCATCACCTCGCTCCAGTACTTCCGCATCATGCTCCAGTACGAGTACGGCGGCAGTTTCGGAGCGCTCAACACGGACGGCGGAAACTACCCAACCGGCACTGGCGGAGCCTACAACGAAGGCGTAATGACGCCGGTAGAAATCTGCGTCGCCATTTCCGCAACCGATCAGCAGATGCGCATCGGATCAAGCGGCAAGGATGTGATTGCCGTGAATCCGGTAGCCAAGCTGGTTGCCGATGCTCACACCAAGCTGCCCAAAAAGCGGAACCAGTCGCTTCAGGGCTACAACACCGGCCAGATTGCGACTGTGGCTGCTACCTATGCCGGCGGCGGGGCCAACCCCATCACGCTGGCAGCGGCTCCGTTCGGCGCGCGCTCCATCGACATTCAGGATGTTGTGCAGTTTATGTCTGGCGATGGAAACTTTACGCTGCGCGGGACTGCCGTGGTGGTGGACAAGCAGTCGAATGGCATTGGCGTTGGCAACCAGATCACCGTGGACGCGGTTCCGGCTGGAGTTGTGGCCGGCGACTTCGTTATGGTGCAGTCGGTTGCGCCTGGCGCTCCGCTGTTCTTCAACGGCCTCCAGTACATCGTTAGCCCGAATACGACTGGCGAATATCTGGGCATGGACCGCAGCCTGTCCTACACACAGTCACCTGCCTACAACGCCAACAACTCGCTGTTGACGCTGGGCATTGTGATGACGTTCCTGACCCGCATGCAGCAGGCGCTGGGAACGGAAACCTACAACCGCGACCGCAGTAAGAACTTCTGGTATGGCCATCCCGTCCAGCGCGCATCGTGGAACCAACTCGGATTCGCAATCGAACAGGTGACCATGCCAACCGGCAAAGCACCAAAGTTTGATGGCGTGCCCGACACCTTCACGATGGAGAAGATTGCGGGAGTGGAATGGCTTCTGGATACGGTTGCTGCGATTGATAAGCTCTACTTCCTTGATCGCGCCAGCATGATCCGGTGCCGCTTCAATGATGCGCCGCAGTTTGTTCCGGGGCAGATCAACGGCATCTGGTTCCAGCGGCCCAGCGGCTCGGCCTACTCGTCCTACAAGGATGCATGGCTGTATGACGCTGTGAACTACGCTTCCAGAAATCAGTGGACTTCTGGCGTTGTCTACGGATTAGGCTGGCAGAGCTCGTTTAACTCCTGAGAATAGGCGAGCTTAGAACTCATCAGCATGTTCTAATCTCGTCCAATTCTTGCCTTTACAGATGGCGTAGATAGTTATTGGCTTAACTCCAAGCAAGACGGCAATCGCCTTATAAGATACGCCCCATTTTCTTATTTGGAGAATGGTTGGGATTTTGTCTGGAGTTAGTTTTATATACCTTCTACGCCATTGATTTACAGATGGCGGCACGGCCTCTAGATGGTCCGGATTAACGCACGCAGGAACAAAACACAGATGATCAACTTGATAGCCTTTTGGAATGCGACCCTTCGATTCCGTGTAGTACTGACGATGGGCATGCATCGTCTTGTTCTTAACACTCACCTTCCCATAGCCATGTTCATCGATAGAGAGTTGCCAAATCCAGCACGGAGTTTTATAGCCCATATCTCTAATCAGATATCTAGGCCCATGAGCTCGCGTGTGGTGGTTATGAATGTACTTAGTCGGATAACCTTTGACATTTCCACTAGAACGGTCACTTTGCCGAGCAATCGGAGTGTTCTTTCCACATCCACAAAAACACAGACCAGATGGATTGGGTGGAGTCATCGGCCCGCCACACTGATGACCAGCAATGAATCGTTTATATTGCCCTTTCACCCATCCATAGTGTTTGGAAGTATATGGAGCAATCGGAGCCATTTCCCCACACCCGCATTCACATAGACCAGAAGGATTGGGAGGCTCCATATTCGCCTCACGTATGGCTTTCCAGTGGTGACCGCGAACGTACTTAGAATTAGTAGTCTGACCACATCCGCAAGCGCATGTCTTCATGGCTACAAGTATAAATGAGTTTCAACAAATAATCATGAACAATCCACTCCGCGATACACCACCTGATGTAATCGAAAAACTCACAGCATGGGGCGGCAAGAATGAATTTGGCGATCCATACTGGCGCATCATTCTCGCGCAAAATCATCTTGTGCAGCGCGCCGGCATGTGGACAGAGTTTGCCGTCGGCGCAGAGCAGGCGCGCCCAACCGGCATTGATTACAAACTTGAATTTCAGCAGATTGCCCCCGATTCAATCAAAACCGGCATGTTCTGGGTGCCACTCTATCCGGTAAAAGGTTGGGTGCTTGAGCGCTGGTTTCCCCCATCGTCACTCGGTACGCGCCAGGCATGGGAAGCAGCTCTGTCGCAGGACAATGAGACGCCGATGATGGGTCCCTATCCGGAGCGTGGGCACTATTTCATGCTGGATGGCCCATGGGAGCAGATACCGAATCTTGAAGCGGTGCGCCGCTCTATATCGAAATGGGAAAACGACAAAACGCACCTGCATGGCCAGTTTGACGAAGAGAAATTACTGAAAACCTGCCTTGATGCAGACCGCGCCACTGCGGAGCGCGAGCAGGCCACCTATGAAGCCTTCCTAAAGGAAGCAGAATACGCATTCAACGATGTCGAGTTCATCAAGAACAACCCCGCACTGAGCGCCTATCGCAATCAATTGCTGAAGCGCGAGGGATTCACCAGTCACGCATAAGGAGAAATCATGTCGACACAGACCGTAGCACCAGCGGCAACGGCGATTATGCCGGAAGCCATTCGAAATTCAGTAGTCGGGCAGTCCGCCGGCGAACGCATCGGCAAGCGGCAGAAATTGCTGCGCACCCTTGAACTGCAGGGCGGCATTAAGCCTGCCACAATTCTCAATCTCAGCCCATTTGACCTGCAAGTACACAGCGGACTGATTAACTACACCATTCCAGGCGCAAAAGAAGGCCAGCAATTCGCGCATCTTACGGTGACGAATGTCCTGACCTATCCGATTTACAAGGGCAACACGGAAATGTCGGACAAGCGCATCAAGGCCGAATGGGACGTAAAAGCCATACTGCCGATTGAGCAGTTGATGGAGTTTCACCGGTCCTACTCCGCCGATCTGGGATTTGAAGGCGTGGCGCAGGGTGGCATCGTTGTCTTTGAGGGAGACGCCTCGGCACTGAAAGACAAGAATGCAGTCGTTCGTGTGCCGCGATATCACTATGAAGGGCAGGATAGATACCTCGTTTACAGCGAGGAGCCGCTGGCCGACCTTATCCTGAGCGCCGACGAGCAGTTGAGAACGCGCGCACTGACTGAAATTCATGTGGCTCAGGGCTACTACGATCAGGGCGACGCTCAGCGGCGCAATATCGGGCGCACAGAACACATGTGGGCTGACTTTGCACTGCGCCGGAAGTGGATCAATGCTGCTCCGGTATGGCGCCACACGCAGATTCGCGTTGAAGATTCCTGCGAGAAGTGCGGCAAGCAGTATGTGTCAAAGACGGGCGTCTGCTCGTGCGGTTATGTGCGCCATCCGCTGATTGCTTTCAAGAATGGCGAGATTGGCGCTGACCATGTGCGTATGGACACGCTGACAACGGATGAATGGAAGCAGGTCCGAGAAATCGAAGCCCGGCGGAAGAAAGCGCGCGGCGAGTAAATGGATACTCGTGCAGATGTAGTGGGGATGGTAGCTGGGCTGGTCGGAGACCCCGACCGCGACTGGATTACAGACAGCTACCTCAACCCACTGATACAGGTTGTCTGGAAGGCGCAGCTGCTTTATCTCAAGGGATCATGCTCGCCCTACATTGAGGATGTTGTGCTGATTCCCGGAGTGAATGTAGGCGTAGATCCGTCAGCGCTGACACCGTCAGCTATTCAAGGCGCGCCTGATCCATTACAGCGGTTGGTTACACCTCGGCTGGTTGACTTTAAACCTGCTGGAGCGCCGGCAAATCAATATCGCCCTGCCAACGAATTCGGCGTCCTGCCCGACACGGTGCAACAGATATCAAACCAGAATTATGACCTCCGCATTCGCGGCGATTTCCAGCCGAAATGCCCGGTCGAGGATTCGGATACGGTCGAATTACATCCGATGATGGGCGTGGCGCTGGCTCAGGGCGTGGCGGCGCAGATTGGCGCAGAGCGGCCCAACGATGGCTGGTATCAGAAGTATGGCGAGCAGGCCACGGAAACTCTCGACAATATTGCCGCCGATCTTATTCGCCAGCAGCAACATCTGACATTCCGCGTTGGCGGCGCGAATCGTGGAGGCCGCGCGAATAACGGATTCAGTTGGAACCTGCAAGGCTCGGTAGGCTGGGAATGGCGGTCGAACAAGCTTTACGTCCAATTGGTTTAAAAAAGGAGAATTTTCATGGCAAATCTGGTCACAGTGCTCTATCAGAAGAATGGTGTCAACTTCAAGACATCCGTCTTCAACATCGCTCTGTCGGGCAACTATGCCGCTCCGGAGGTAGTGACGCTCACGTCAGCGGCTTCCAATCCAGGGGCGCAGGCAATCACCGGTCCCAGCGGAGCATCACCGCTTTCGCCTGTCATCTGCGGCGGCGGAATCCCTGGATATGTGGCTACGCTGGCTCCGACAGCCACGCCCGGACAGTACAACCTGTCATTTGCAAACGGGGCAGCCCCTTTCGCCGGGGCGTATCCAGCTAACTCGTTCATCACTGTCGAAGTAGACCACGACCTGCAGGGATTCTAGTTGGCCAACTTCCAGGGATCATCGGGAGTGGAATACTCCCGATGGCTTGGATGGGTGGACCAGGATGATCCCACAAATATCCCGATGGGTTGCGCGTCATTGGCGCGTAATGTCCGCTTCGATCTCACCTCGGTAAGCACAAGGTGGGGCATCCAGACCGCCATTCAAGGTATCAACCAATCCCCCATTACAGGACTCTTGGGGTGCGCATACACGCCGGAGGCGGCGGGACAAAGTTACTTCCAGGCCCCGATTCTCTTCGATTACGCGGGCTTTCTCCAGATTGAGAATCCTGTGGGCACGGGACGCACGACGCGCATTCAGGGAAGCCTCGTTACACTCCCCACTCAATCCCACATGATCGGAACACAGGCCTATAACCGCGCATGGATGGCGTTCTCTGACCTTATGACGCCGAAATCCTACTGCTCAGTCTATGACCTGTTTACCAAGCAACTGCTGCCGTATGGAATGAAGCCGTTAGGATTTGGGTGGACCGCGAATACTCAGGTACTTGTAGGCGAATGCGCCACTCCATCGCAGATCGAGAACGGCTCGACGGTGGCAGTCGGCAATGGCCATCTCTACCGCTGTACTCAAGCGGGCACGACTGGCGCCGTACAGCCGACATGGCCTACTACTGAGGGCGCGACTGTAAACGATGGCACGGCCATCTGGCAGGAAAATACACCCGTACTGGCGAATCGCCTGCCTGCGCCAAATTCACCGCTGCTTACCCATACGCCCGGCTCAGGCGCATTTTCTGCCGGTCGGGATGTTTACATAGTCATTACTTTTATCAACGCCCAGGGTGAGAGCATTGGTTCGATTCCAGCCAAATTCACAAACACCTCAGTCAGCGATCAAATCAATGTGCCGCTTCCAGCACTAGCTTCTCTGGCTGGCTGGATTCAGGGATTACCCGCGCAATACATTCCGACGGGAATCGAAGTCTATGAAGCTGACGTAACGACAGGATCTCCAGCGCCTCCAGGAACCGACTATCAGCAGGTGGCGGGTGGGCCGTTCGCACTTGGTACGACGGTCAATATAAACTCGAGCGCCGCATCTGGAATCTTTCAGCCTACCGTAAACAGCGCGCGTATCACCGGCGGCATGATTCCTACTCCGACGACAGAGCCGGTAATCACGCGCTCGAGCGGAGCGGGAACATTCCCAGCCGGGCGCGATGTCTATGTGCTCCAGACCTACACAAACAAATATGGCGAGACACTACCGGGACCGGCCAACTCCATTATCAATACTCAGCTTGATGATGCGGTCGTTGTAGATATTGCTGGACTTGATGGATACACGCTGACTGGCGTGAGGATTTACGAATGCGATGTGCCGACCGGAACCAGCTTCGGTGGCAGCGAGTTTCCGCCATTCTCACAATTTGCGCTCTTTGGCTCATTTCAGCCCGGCCAGACTGCAACAATTTCCAATTCGGCATCAGGAAGTCCGCCGCCCACGCAAAATACAACCGGAGCTGCTGGGAACATCGCCAAGGATACAGAGACAGGTGGGCCGAATGGCACTCAGGGATTCCGTTATGCGGTGGTCGCCTTTGAGGATCAGTTCGACACCATCTCTGGAATTGTGCAGGCTGCGGTCATCGGCTATGATGTGGATGAGAATGGCTGGGAACTTTCAATATTTAATGTCCCTGTTGGGCCTAGCTATATCAAGTCGCGCATTGTCGGATTTGCGGCAGCGGATGGGACCACAGCTGGCCCGTTCTATTACATTCCAGAAACGCAGACATCGGCTGGGGTGCTCCAGACCGCCACGGTTATTCCAGACAACGTAACCACATCCGCCACATTTAATTTCACAGATGAGTATCTGATTGCCTCAGTCGATATCACAGACCGGTTCAGGGTAATCCAGCCGCAGCAGTGCGTTGATATCTACTACTGCTCAAGCGTAGACAGGATTTTCCAGACTGGCGTACCGGGATTCTATTCGAGCCATTGGGTTTCACTCGCCGCCGATCCTGAAAGCTACTACGGCGATACCAGCCTCATTACCGTAGGAACAGATGATGGTGAGCGCGCTATTTGTGTGCGCGAGTTCCGCGGCGTGATCTATTCGCTGCGTGAGCGCTCTGGATTCGTCATCTCCCCGAACACCGGCGATCCCTCAAAGTGGTCAGTCACGCAGCGATGGTCCAAAGTGGGGCCATGCGGGCCACGCGCCATTGATGTATGCGGGCAATTCATGATCTTCGTTCATTCGAGCGGGATTTATAAGTACGAAGATTCATATCCAGAGTTGGTATCAAAAGAGTTGCCGCGCTGGTGGAACACAATCAACTGGCAGGCACAGCAGACAATCTGGTGCGCCATTGATGTTGAGCAGCACGAGGTTCATTTCGGATTCCCGGTGGGTGGCAGCAATGTGCCGAATGTAGACCTAACGCTGAATTACGAGGAAGGCTGGAACAATCCGCTGCTATTTAGCCGTTATTCCGGCAAGGAAATCACGATTGAGCAGTGCCGCAAGTACAGCGTGAATGATATCTCAGCCTTCTTGGGCATGAGAATCTACCGCACCATTACCGGAGAGCCGAATCCGGTTGAAGGGCCAGTCGATACGGATCAGGATATTCAGCGGCAGTACATTTCGCAATTTGTCTATGCCTCATCATCGCCAGATGGGACTGCTCAGGCCATCACGCCGGGAGTTTACAACGACAACAGCGCCGGCATTGATTCGCAGTATGAGGGTGTTTCGGTGCAGCAGATGATGTCGCTTAGCAAGTTGCAGGGCATCAATCTGAATACGCGCGGCAATGGGCAGTTGTTTGTGGATTTCATCGCTGGCGCAAATCGCATTACGGACTGGCAGCCCGGAGAACAACCTCCGAAATGGCTGGTCCGCCTGCGTCCATTGCTGCTTGAAACCGTGCCGACCAAAGGATTAACACGCATGGCTCCATCGCGGCTGAATGAGCGCTGGCGCCCAAGATTCTCCAACGGCGCCATTCCGGATGCATGGTTCTCGATCAAGTACGCGCAGGTTTTCGTTAGCCCGATGTTCGCCGCGCGCACAACGCAGGAGATGAATCGCTGATGGCTCTGAATAAGGCTCAGGTACAGGCCATCAAAGATGTCGATATACGGAATGCCCTGCTCGGAATGTATGACGAGTTGGACTCGCTGCATCAGGCAACAGGAACCAACTTCCTGAATCCGGTAAACAATTCGCAGTCCGGAGCCAGCGCGCCACCTCCGCAGGCATCCTTGAGTGTAGTGGGCTCGAACGGAGCTTTTTCGGGCAGCATTACGAATCCATCGCAGAGTATCAACAAGACGCTGTGGCATGAGGTTTCATACTCGACCTCGTCCAGTTTTTCTAGTGGCGTCACCACGCTGCCATTAACGACGGCAACCAATTTTCAGGTATCCGCGCCCGGACAGAATGTTTATTTCCGCCTCAGATCAAGCTACGACAAAAAGAATTGGAATAGTTACACATTCCAGAGCGGGTCAGTAGCGGCAGGCCTGCAAAGCTCTGCGGCGACAGAGCCGAACGTGCCGCTGAATCAGACGAATTACGCCAATGTGGATTCAAAGGCTGCCGGATCGAGCGCGAATGTGCGCGTATATGGCACTGCCGGTCCGGGCACGATGTATCCATCGGTGAAAGGTTCGCAGGAATCAATTCTGCCATCAGCAACCGTTATTGGAGTGCCTTTCAATACGAATCCAGTAGTAGCTTATGACGGCCAGAATTATCAGGTAAGAAGCACGCTGCCCGAAGTATTTGCTGACCATTTGACGCCCGTGGGAACCGTCAGCGTGGTTGGCTCTGGCACGGTGACGCTGCCAACAGTCTCTCTTGTGCTCGGCACCGGTGGAGCGGTTATCGGTTGGAATGTGACGAGTCAGGGTAATGGCCTTACGGGACCGGTTACGCTGAGCATCAACACCACCGGTGGCAGCGGCGCCACGCCGGGTGTGCAGACGATTCAGAACGGTAAGCTTATCTCGATTGCTCCGGGCAATCCCGGTGCCGGATATTCGAGCGGCGACACTGTAAATGTGAGCGGCGGCGTGTTTTCCGGCGCTACCGGCGGCGGACGCAGCATTGGCGGCAATGGCGGCAGGTTTGTCTATGCGGACGGCACGACTGGAGGACTGAATTCATAATGTGGCAGAAGAAACCGGGTCATGATCACGACCATGTAGATGGCCGAACGCACACGCATAACATCCATCTTTTCAATAGCGTGACGGGTGCTGAGCATAACATTCATATTCTGCTCGGAGTCGACGGTTGCCCGACCTGCGGACGCGCTTATCCAAAGAACGATTTAGGCCATATCGATCCGAAAGCGATTGTGGATGAGGCGCTTGCCATGCTGCGCGAGAATCATGCGGCGGTGTTGGCATATGCGGAGCGTCACAATATTCCAGTAAAAGTAGGTCCACTTCATGCGCTCATTCCAGATGGACATAAGTTGCATCAGGGAATGCTGGTGCCTGCGAGGAGACAGAAGTGATTTCGATAATTTTCGTAATAATTTTTGCAGTTGTGTGCTTGTGGCCTATCGCTCACGAGTTCCTTCTTATGCTGAACCGCTTAGCGGATAAAAGGGCTATCAAGTGAAACCGATCATTCTACGCCCAGCATGCCCATCCGATATCGACGCGATTGAGCGCTTCCATCGCAAGCAGAATGAGCGTGACGGCACCGATTACCCACTGA